GAGGCAATCATCGCCATTGGTCACAGTGTATAGTTCCTCTAGTTTGGGAGTTAGCCTGAACTCATGCGAGAGGTCAAGCATTGCCAATGCAGCACGCTCATCACTATTCTGGATGTGTGTAGTAACGACTCCACTCATCCTAAAATAAAATGGGGGCTGTATAAGCTCACCAGAGGAGAGCCTCACAAGCGTATTACGCTCAACGAGTGCATAAATACTCTGTAATTTGCGGTGAAAGTCAGTGGCGTGTGCTCGCTTGAGGTAAGAAGCATGCCACGCTTTCTGCATCCAAGATCGGACCTGATATTCCCAACCTTGGATATCATCAGAGATAACCTTGAGGGAGCTGGCCTTGGAAGTCTCAATCATTGGGGCGAGAGACTCCTTGAACAGCTTCAAGCCTTCAGGGGAGGAAAAGTCGAGTCCGACTTTATGGGAAGCAGAATACCAGCTATCAGTGAGTGACAGGAGGTAATCACCAAACAGAATACGTGCAATAACGTTGCTCAAGACGGAGACCCCATAGATAAGCCTAGCAACTTTGTCTGAACGTGTGGGTTCTGACTTAATGAAAACGTGAGCAGGCGGAGCAAGGTGTGCTCTAAAGAAGGCGACTGGATCATCGTCGCCCTCCTCATACGCGAGCCAGCGCCTCAAAAGTTGGTTGACTTCGGTATAGAGATCAAGCATGTTGAGCTGTGAGTTGGCTGAAACGTTGAAGAATGGGAAACCTGGTGTAGACGTGGGGTTGAGTTGTGCAACGGCTCTGTGGAAAATGTCTTTTCTAAGGTTGCCGTCGCGGAGGATATCATCCATGTCAAAGGTGCAAGGTGGGGCACGCTGTGCGAAAAGATGGTCCATGTACATGGAGTACTTCTCAAGCACGTCTTCTGGGGGAGCAAGCTCAACCCCTGAAGACATACGGGTACCTGCCGCACGTTTGAAATAGAATTCCATGCGCTCAGCCTCTACTGTGTGCCCTTTTGGAGGGTGGTAGTAGAGTCCAAGCTTGGAACGGAACCCAGGCTCGAACTCTTCGATTTCTTTGAGCGCGTCCTCTTCCGTTTGGAGGAGGGAGTTCCCAGAGATTGCTGCGACACGAGGGTGTCGCTTTGCATCTCTGTAGGTACTTCGACCTCTACCATTGAGGAGTCCGGTGCTGTACTCACAGATGGGGCGGGTGCAACTGGCTGTGATCCAGTAGTCACGAGCAGTGTGAGTGAAGAAATCGAGGATCTCAGCTGGGCAATCTCCTCCTGCAACTTCAGAACCCCTGGGGAACTTAGAAGCGCCCCCCGGGTCGGCGCAACCTCTTTTAAAGTTTCCTCGTCATACAAGTCTGCCCATGAGGCCCCTTTGAAGCTTGGATTGAGGAATTCTTGTTCAGATTTCCTACTCCAGGCTGATGGGGCTTCATGCCCCGAGTCAGGGAGCTCTGGGTAGCCTTGGTAGTCAAGGTGCTCACCCAGCGCACGTTTGCGCTTTTCCTCCTCTTTGCGCTTCTTGAAAGAGACAAGATCGCCAAGCTGTTCACTATCTTTGCTGAATGGTATAGACTCAGATAGATAATCGAACACGGGCACCTGCTGACCAGCGCGAGATTTGGCCATCTCAAGCATGAGGTCAGTAGGGATCACATGTACATTCTGCTTCTTCCTTGGAAGAGAACCGACGTGAATACCAACTACCTTGCCCTTCTGCATAACAGGGAGTGAGTCAGACGGCGCGGTGTTGGACCGGGAGTAAATGTGTATGGGGAGCTGGTTAGCCCTATCATAGGGAGTTGGATAAACGCATTGTGTATCAAAGGTTTGATCACTAGAGTCAAAATGGTAGACAGTGATTGCACCTTGTGTGATACAGCCAACGCCGACACTCTTAATGCCTAGGATAGAGCCGAGGTTGCTACAGGTTAGGAGACACCAGTCCTCACTTATACTGGTACAACTAGGGTCAACCTTAATAGGGACCTTGATGTTGCGACCAGGTAAGGAGGCATAGTAGTGTGCGCTTGGGTTACAAACGACATGGTAAGCAGTGTAAGGGTAACCACTGATCAGCACACCAAAACCTACATGTAGGTACTCTGATGTCTCGGTGTTCTTCTCGAGAATCTGGAAGACGCCCTGCGGAACAACGTCACTCTTGGAGAGTGAGAAGCTCGCCTGGCCTCCCCAGGCCCCCTCGGGAACAAAGTCCGTCGTTGTGGGATAGAACGCGGATACGGGTAGTGTCCTATATGCTGTGGAAGCTCGATCGTAGTAGAACAGGGATCGTAGAGAAACGAAAGCCCTACCAACGAGAACGTAAGCATAAATAAGACAGGCACACCCGGCAATGTAGAGGCAAAGATCAACGTACTTAATAGTATACTTATGATCGTAGAACTGGAAGGTAAAAGTCCCTCGATACCAGTGCCAAAAGAGTGTCTTAAGGAGCTCAATTGCAAGCCCAACGATGGACGGCAGAGTTGCAAGAGCAGCGAAGAACACATCCCTAGCAAGGTAAAGTATATGCAGTACAAAAGCATCACCCGCCATTGCCAGCGCTCTAAGCGAACGAAAGTGAATAGAATTGCCGAGAAGGGATCCCACAAGAAATTGTAGAAACATTTTCCGTAAACAGACGGTAGTTGCGAACTCGATATACAATTAACAGAGTCTGTACCAAGCCTATGAAAACTTCTAGCAGCTTTCAAGATAAGGTACACAGTGGTAATAATCTGGAACGCATCAACCATCTGAAACGGGCACAAACACAAATGAATATCTAGGATATCTC